AATAGTAAGTACAGTAGGTCAAACTGAAATATTGCATCATTAACCGGAAAAGGATTGTTTGTACTTTCACAAGTGTCTTCCAAAACATCCCTAACCGCAATGAATTTTTTATTTCCTGACTGAGCCCTATATTCAGAAATTAATTCCGCAATGGTATAAACTTTGTTATAATTAAATTCATAAAACCTATCTTCGCAATTTATGGCTTCTTGAATCATTTGGTTTTGTAATGGTCCCGCACCATAATCATTCCAATTTAAACTAAACGCATAAGAAGCCGCAACTTGTCTATAGGTATCTAAAGTTGTGACGCTAAGGTCAGGTTCTACACAACCCTGTATTAAAGTTGCGGGGTCATCAATATAAGGGTCAAACTGATAGTTATCCCATCCCCATTCTTTAACGTTAGGTACTAAAAAGGTTGCTCTTTTAACCGCTTTACCATCTAAAGTATCCGGTTGTTCCCACTTTATTTTGAATCTATATTTTGCTTTTGTTGGGATTCCGATTTTAGGGTCGGACGAAAATGTTCTTTCTCCAAATTCATTTGTGTAAACGAATTCTAAATTCATTGGTAAATCAATTAACCATGTTCCATTATCATCAATAACTTTTCCTCCCTCTTCTAAAAGATATTCTTCTAAAACAGGGTAACCTAAAGAATCAAGACCAATGGTTTGTCTAATTGCTAATATTTCACCAGGTCCTGCGGTTAATTGACATAAATTACCTAATTTTCTATTTACCTTACATCTTCTTTTAACCGCTCTCTTATCTTGATTTGAGAATATTGACCCCATAAAAACAGCCGCAGGTTGTATTGTAATTCCGGCCTCTTCAGTTAAATCAAAGTCAGTTCTTGTAATACCTAATGTGCAAACCTCAGGTTGACCCCAAAGTGGAAATACTTCGATAATTCTATTAAATTGTAATAGTTGTGGTAATTCTCCCAAATTTGATGAACTTCTAAATTGAGTTCCTGATATCTGATTAGGTGTTGCTAAACCTATTCTAACCAAATCTTGCGGGGTCATTGAAAATTCACCGATATCTGACAAATCCACATCAACGTGTATTGTTTGAGTCCCTAGTGGAACTCCAAAAATCATAAAGTCCCCACTATCATTTGTCTTTACCGTGAATTTATAATATTTGTCATAAACCTCAATTAATGTTTGATTAATTAAAACGTCATTTCTTGTCGGGAAAGTTCCTGTGGGTGTGTGCCCTCCGTGTGATTTAGTGTACGGTAATAGATTATATCTATAACCCTCATCATTTGTGTCATTTAGAGTTTTATATGGATACAGTTCAGATATAATTGCGTTTTCTTCATCCTCTTGTGTTAAAGGAATAAAGATTGAAACTTTACAATTTGGCAACCCAGTTCCATTATTTGCGGTTATTCTACCTACAACAACTCCATAGTCCGAGCAAACTCTAGTATAAATGTCGCTCTGTAATATTTTTAGTGATAAAATCTCAAGATATTCAAAATCTTGTTCCAAGTTAACGTGGATTGCCTTATCTTTACCTATCTCCGTTCTTATCCTATATGATTTGGGCATTACAACTTATTTTTTGATAAATAGTTTATTGTCTATTTTCAAAAAATAGTTGATTAACTAATAAAATAAATTATCAGGAGAAGTTAACCGATTTAAAGTTTTTAACTCTAACGGTTATGTCTTTACCAGGGAATCTAACTTGGTATGTTTGATTTGGTTCCGCAAATAAAGTATCGTCAATTAAGGCAATTTGTCTTGTGGCAGGGTCTTCATATCTTTGTGAAGTCTGTGAAGAAGAATATTGACCACCAACTTGATTATATATTAAAATATTTGCTAATGTTATAACACCATTTTCATTCTGAATTTGTCTTCTTAATTCTGAAATATACACATTTTCACCCATTTGTCTATTTGCGGGACTAAAGAATTCGGTAACAATATTAATAACCTGACTGATTAGAACACCTTGATTTTGACTACTATCTAAAACAACCTCAACATCAACTTTCAAATCAATTACATTAGCCGACATAACTGAAATATAATCATTCATCATTCTATAATTTGATAAGTAATTTGCGACATTATTCTTTAATGTGTTTGATAACACCTCAGTCAAATTACCTGTCTCATCGTATGCCAACATTTGAATCTTAATCTTGTTGTTTTCCTCAGTTATTGCAACTTTTGCCGGTGCTCCAAACTGTGAAGGCATGGTTCTAATTAATGAATCATAATCATTAACCGTAACCGCCCTGTTTTGAGCGGCAAAATTAAATGCCACTAAATTTCTTACCTCTTCTGTTGTGGGAATATTCGCCCCTCCAATTGCCGCAGTTACGTTAGTACATCTCAAGGAATTAATAACACTTGTATTTACGGTTTGTGAAGGGCCATTTACATAAAAAGATATTGTTCCAATTTGGGTGATAACATTTACACCAACATTACTACTTAAACCACCACCAATTCTATACTGAACAAACAGGGTGGTATTTGATTTTAGTGATGACCCTAACGCAAAATTATTTGAATACTTATATAAATCTAATTTATAACCATTTCTTGCAAACTCTCTGAGTTGTTCGTCCGCCGATTGATTTCCTCCCCCAAATGTCATCTTTAAATAACCTTCAGGTGTAAATTCAGTGATAAACTTATCGCTAGTTGAAATATACCTACCTACTTTAATTCCAGGCGTATCTGATGTTTTTGTTGGGTCTTCCACAAAAACTCTATCTTGCGCCAGTGCTTGAACTTCATACCATCTATTATCTAATCCTATAAATTCTTGTGCGGATGGTACATTAGCATATTCAGTCCCATCTTTTAATAAAACACTTGTAACACCTAATACATTTTTTTCAGGTAAGAAAAGTTCAAAGAATGGTTTAACATCGTTTGGTGTTATTGATTTTTTAAAAACTTTTGTGATACCATTAACCACAGTTTCTCTTTTAACAATAGTATAATTTATTAGAATATTACTTGAGTCAAAATTAGGTATTACTAATCTGTTCGGATATCCGTCTCCATTAACTGCCGATGAAAAATCAATATCATATACTGTTTCAAATACTTGTCCCGCACCGTTTACTTGTGACCCTCTTCTTAAAATACCACAATATCTTAAATCTTCTTTGTCACCAAATGCCGGAACAGTTATTGAGAAATCAACTAATGCAACTGAAGGTCTTTGACCTGGAACTTTAAGTCCATAAGTTCTTGCAATATTATATATCGAAGACCTTTGTTGCGCATATTGTAATACGGTTTCCTGTATACTTCTGTCAATATTAAAGTGTAGGTTGTCGGTTACGGCAGCATTTAAATCAAGTAAAACTGAAAATATCGCAGCATCATTAACATTATCTATTAAATCGGGATAATAAGTCCTTGTAAAATTAATTAATTCGGTTCTTAATCCTTCAAAATCACGAGTGGTATACGATATTTTTTTGTTTGCCATATATTATTAAATATTAATAATAACAAAATCACTTGAATTAAATACACTATCTGTTATAACATAATCAATTCTTACAGTTGCGGTATGTTCTTTGGTTCCTATTCCGGGAACTCTATAAACTCTTTCGTCGTTATCATTTACATAACTTCCTTTACCCTCTTCACCGTCTGAAGCCGCTTTAACAGATATTTTAGTTATAGTTAAATTTGGTAGATATTCACCTACAGATTCTCTAATCTCGGCCTCAATTTCAGAAAATGTTGGACCGTCTAATGGTTCAAAAATAAATTCGTAAAGTCGGGTACCAAAATCAGGTAAAAAATATCTTGAACCTTTTCTAGTTAATAAAAGATGTATTAAGTCCGTTCTGATTTCTTCATCAGCGGTTTCAGAAAGAGATAAATATTTACCAGTTCTTGAGTCAAGAAATGGAAAATTTATACCATATGTTTTTCCTTGCGCCATTTATGATAAATACTACTCAATAGATTTTATATTATAATAATAACAATCTCCATCTTCGGCAACCCATCTATCTGACAAAGTTTCAACCGAAGGTAAATCAGTATCAACTTTTATTTCTTTTGGTTCTATTGGGAATTTGTTTGTGACCCAATTTGAATCCTTCCAATAAATTCTATTGTTTGGTTGGCATAATAAGTACCCGTCATCTGCAATTAAAATATGACCACACTTATAATCCGATGGTTCATCAGAATATGGGTTTCTATACCAATCAACTGTCATTAAATAAGTTGCCCAAATTTTTAACCCATCTCTTAAAACAACCTGACATCTTTTTTCATATAAATAATCATAAGTTGTTACAGTTACGTTTTCAGAAAAACAATCCCATAATTGTTTAAAATGGAAAGGTATGTCATTAGTTGGTTCTTTCATGAATATTTCAGAAATTGGAACTCTTGACCTCATCATTCCATAATCTGTCATTACATGGAATGTTAATATTTTTCCGGCAACTGATTGAACAGCAAAAGCATAAGCCTTGTGGAATTTATTATTATCGTTAGGATTTTTTGTAAAATGTGATACCCTAACTAAACATTTAAATAATTCAATGTTTTCATTATATACTGCCATGTAAATAAATATCTTAAATAAAAAATCCCGATTACTCGGGATTTATTTTATGATGAACATCCAAAACAATCAAATTGGCTATTCTCAGGTTTTGGTGGTAAATTTAAATGTGAATAATCAACCTTTGGTGGTTCAGGTGTTACATTTGGTTTTGAAACTTTTGAGATGTCAACCGCCAAATGTTTTGCCCCTGTTGAAATCGCCTTTGTTCTAACATAGTAACAAAGTGTTTTCAATCCTTTTTCCCATCCATAAAAGTGTGATGAATTAATTTTTGATAGGGTTGGATTTGACATATAAATGTTCATTGATTGTGATTGGTCAATGAAAGGTGCTCTGTCCGCCGCCATCTCAATTAAAGACTTCTGTGAGATTTCCCAAATTGTTTTGTACTTTTGAATTAAGTGTTCAATTCTTTTAACCTTTGAATTGTATTTTCTATCTTCTTGGTCAAGATAATTGTTGAAGTTAATCCCTTGGATTGAACCTTCGTTAAGAATGATTTCATTTTTTAGGTCTTCGCACCAAATACCTAACCTCTCAAAGTCATTAATCAAATACTTGTTAACAATCATAATCTCTCCACCAACAACTCTTCTATTAAAAATAGCCGAGTGAGCTGGTTCTGTCATTTCATATGACCCTGTAATCTTAGCAGAAGATGCCACAGGCATTTGAGCAGTGAATAAAGAATTACAAACACCATAATCTTTAACTTCTTCTTTAAGTGATGTCCAATTCCATCTTCCTGATAATTCATCTTCTTTTAGACCCCACATATCAAATTGAAATATCCCTTCCGACATCGGTGAACCGTTAAAGAAATCATATGGTTTATATTCTTCTGACTTACATAAACGACAACTTTCAGTAATTGCCGCAAAATAAATTGTTTCAAAAATATCTTTGTTAAGTTTTTTCGCTTCGTCAGATGTGAAAATGTAATCCATCAAATAGAATACATCTGCAAGTCCTTGAGTTCCAATTGCAATTGCTCTTTGTTCACGGCCACCCTTGTTTCCCTTTTCAGTTGAGTAGTTGTTAATATCTACAACTTTATTAAGGGCTCTTACGACTTTACGAGTTTCTTCATACAACAACTGGTGGTCAAACTTTCCATCTATAACAAAGTTCTTCAATACCATTGATGAAAGTGTACAAATCGCAGTTGTCTTTTCATCTGTATATTGGTAAATCTCGTTACAAAGATTTGATTGTTTGATTACACCAATGTTTTGATGATTTGTCTTTTTGTTCGCATTGTCTTTTGAGCAAAGATATGGAACACCAGTTTCAATTTGAGATTCGATAACTTTTGTCCAAACTTCTTGTGCTTTAACTTTTTTACCAAGTCCTAATTCAACCGCTTTGTTGTAGTTTTCTTCATACTCTTCTCCATAACATTCCTGAAGAGCTTTGATTCCTGCTTTTTTGATGTCGTTTGGGCAGAACAAATACCAGTCATCATTATTTTTAACTGCGTTCATAAAGTTATCAGGAATCCAAAGTGCTGTGAACAAATCACGAGCTCTTAATTCTTCAGCCCCTGTATTCTTTTTAATATCCAATAGGTCAAAAATATCTTTGTGCCAAGGTTCCAAGTAAATTGCCGCAGAACCAGGACGACGACCTTGTTGATTAAAGAATCTAAGTGATTCATTAACAATTTTTAAGTATTTTAAAAGTCCGCCAGCAAATCCTCCTGATGAAGAAATACGACTTTCTTTACTACGAATATTAGACATAGAAAGACCAATACCTGCAGCGTCTGATGAATAGGTTGAGATATCCCTCATGGTATTTAAAAGTCCGTCTCTCGAATCTGCGTCGTTATAATGAAGAACACAAGATGCAAGTTGTGGAACTTTCGTACCCGCATTAATCATAATTGGTGTTGCCGGTGAAATGAGTTGACTTGAAAGTGACTTATAGTACTCAACCGCTTGTTCAAATGATTTGGTAACCCAAATTGCGACACGCATGTACATATGTTGTGGTCTTTCAACAACTTTACCACTTGGTAGTTTCAAAAGATACATTTCTTGTAGTGACCTCCAAGCAAAATAGTCAAAGTTATAATCATTGTCGTGATTGATAACATTATCAATATTTGACGGACCGTAACTCTCAATCATTTCCATCAATTTATCATTCACAATACCGTCAACATGTAACATGTGCATTGTGTTTGAAAAACTTGGGTCGGTCTCTTTGTGATAAGATGAAATCGCCACAGATGAAGCAAGACGAGAATAATCGTGATGACTGCCGGTATATGCCGCGGCTATTTCATAGATTAACTTATCTAACTCTTTTGTGGTTATAACACCCTCAGTTGGTACTGATGTTATTACTTTGATGAAAATCTCATCAGAGTTTACACTCATACCTTTTGCGGACCTTTTTATTCGGTTATAAATTTTTTGTGGATTAAATGATACATTATCTCCACCTCTCTTTTTAATAGTAAGTGACATCATGGTTTGAAAAAATAATCAATTAAAAGTCATCCGTAAAGGACAATGTTTCATTAAGTTTTGCTTTTTGGTATTCTACAGTTCTTGATTCAAAGAAGTTACCTTTTGTTTCAACGGCAATCTGTTCCATGAATTTAAATGGTTGTTCAACATTAAATTGTTTCTTACATCCCATTTTAACTAGTAGTCCATCAACCACAAATTCAAGATATTGTTTCATAAGATTTGAATTCATTCCAATAAGTGAAACAGGAAGTGATTCTGTGATAAACTCTTTTTCAATTTCAAGAGCAGACAATAGAATCTCTCTGATTCGTTTCTCACTTGGTTTGTTTTCACAATGATTATTCAAAAGGTGAATTGCAAAATCACAGTGAAGATTCTCATCTTTAAAGATAAGTGAATTCGCATTACACAAACCTTGCATAAGTCCTCTTGACTTCAACCAAAAGATTGAACAGAATGAACCTGAGAAGAAGATTCCTTCAACCGCGGCAAACGCCACCAATCTTTCTTGGAAAGATGCGTTCTCAATCCAATCCAACGCCCATTTGGCTTTCTTTTGTACCGCAGGTAATCTGTCAATCGCGTGGAAACATTCATCCTTTTCTTTTGGATTTGACACATAGGTATCAATCAAAAGTGAATACATTAAACTGTGAATGTTTTCCATAGCCAATTGGAATCCATAGAAAAATTTGGCTTCAGGATATTGGACTTCTCGGTAAAAATTCTCTGCCAAATTTTCATTAACAATACCATCCGATGCCGCAAAGAATGATAGAACATTCTTAACGAAGTAT